ATAACCACCATCGGTATGGTAGCCGCATGTTTCATATCCTTCGAGCCAACATCACCGACTTCTACTTTATCTTTGACAGACTGTAGGATAGGCTGAACGTCTTGCATGGTCTTGACGACCATCAAGTCATCTTGCACGCTTAAGTGAGACAACATTACAAATCTTCCAAAGGGGTAATGTTGCAGATGCCGGCAGAGGCTTGCTGTATAGCCGCTATGTTGGTATTACCTGACACCTTAAGAATTAAGTTATCAGCAGGGACCATTAAAATGTCAGCATTAGTTGCGACAACAGAAGAGTCTCCTACCTTAACGAAACAGTTTGCGGTTACAGAAATACGAATGTAGTTAGGCTTAGTGCCGCTTGCTGTATTGGGGATAGCTCCCCTGTTAGAAGTGCCGGATGTCGTTAAGCTGACACCTACGGCCTGAATTTGGATAGCATCGTCAATCATCTAGTGTCTCCCGACAGTAGGTTGAGTGGGCTTTTACACCCACTCAGGTTGAGTCTTAAGACAAGTCTTTTACAGCAGCAGAAGCCTTCTCTTGACGGGCTTCTAGTGTGTATTCAACTGTGATAAGTTTCTTTTCTGCGTCACCAGTTTTAGCCAGATCAACAGTGTCAAATGAACGCAATGTTGCCAATGCCCATTTTTCAGTTTCCAAAATAAACGCAGTACGAGTACGTTGGAAACGGTTAGGAACCACCTGTAGCGTACCAAAGTCGCTGATGTAAACATCAACAGCCGCAGTCACAGACTTATCTTCAGCCTTATCAAAACGGGTTGAACCGCCTGTGAAGGTTGAGAAAGTTTGTTTTTGACCAGGACCGACCATAATCATGTCTGGCTCGCCACCTTGTGCGTACGCTAACTGCAATGCGTTCTTTAGCTGAGTCTCAGTGAAGGCACGTTGCGTACCATCAGTCGGAGCCGCCCAAGAACCCATTGTGTACACAGGTGCAACACCTGAAGCGCCTAAGTCTACGTTAGTAGCGATCCAGCCTTCTAAGCCTCTTAACTGACGGGCAGCAGAAGTAGAGCCGGCATGAGTTGCTGAGTTGCCAGCGTTAGAAACTGCGCCAGATACACCGTTAGCAGCAGACACAAGAGCCGCTTCCATGTCTCTTTTCAACTCAGCAGATTTCATGCTTAATTGATAAGACATCTCGTTGTTACGACCGGCTGACTTAACGGCTTGGTTAGTACCAGAAATGACGACGTTTTTAGTCGAAATTTGCGTGTAGTTACCTAAACGAGTAGTAGGCGTTACAGAGGCAAATGAAGATACATCATCGCCCTCGATCTGAGCGTTAGCAGTAACTGCCGCCAAATCTTGAGTTTGCCATTCGTGGAAAGTGTTAGTTGCCTTTACCTTTGGAATTGCTGAAAGGAAAGGAGTTTTAGTCGGTGTGATTCGGTAGATAATATCTGCTAAATCTTCTTTAATACCCTTGGTTTGGAACGTCTGGTAGGTTCCTGTTACGATAGCCATTTTATATATTCCTGCTTAAATTAATGTGCCTCTCGGCATGATTACCCGAACAAAGCTGCAAAGGCGCTGGTTGCATCGTCAATTGATCCTGACCTTGCTAAACGCTGCATGGCTTCACTTCGGTTGTTATTGCCTTGACTTGCCACACCCGGTCTTTCAACCCTTGGCGGTAAGTTTTGGACTTGTTTAGCTGCTGCCTTCGATTGTGCCACTAGCTTTTCATATCGCATTGAATTTAATACCAGTGCAATATTAGAGGCTTTGGATTGATTCAAGTTTTGTAGTTCGTCACGGGTGTAGCCCTTACCAGTCAAGTATTTGATTAGCTCTTGCTCTTCCGCTTGGCGTACGTCTTGATTCTTCCATTCGGGTATAATCTCTAGCATCTTTGCTCCCTCTGTCTCCAGATGCGCTGCCATGCTTTGCTGCTGTTGGGCTTGGTTTTGCTCGTTTAGGTACGCTTGCGCGGCCTGTGCCTTGCTAAACTCTGCCTGACGTGCAGCGAATACTTCTTTTTGCCTCAAATACTCATGCGGATTGTTTTCCAGTAGGTTAGCCCAGTCAGGTTGCCCCTCTTGCGCCCACTGATTCGCTGTCTGCATAAAGTGGTTGATAGCGTTCTGCAATTGCGCTTGTTGCTGAGTAGTCGCAGCTTTCTGTTGCTCAACCTCACGTCGTAAGTTAGCGGCTTCCTCAAACTTCTGGTTTGATGCCTCTCCCTTTTGATAGTGAGCGATCAACTCGTCACGGCTTACTTGCTTCTCTTCGCCATTGATTTTGACGGTAAAATTATCAACTGACTGTACAGGCTCAACCTCTTGTCCGGCAGGAATGTCGGAGGAAGCAGCGTCTATGCCATCACTTGAGTGATCTTCTTGCGCCAAAAATGCAGACAGCAACGCTGCATCATCGTTACCAGACTGGCTGGTTTCTTGCTGTACTTCTGCGCCCTCATATTGGGTAGCTTCTGGTTCCATAGTTAAAATATCCTCTTAAGGAAAATAACGCTTCTCAGCGTGGATGAGGGTGTCTCCCGACATGCCTCGGTTACTATTTAAAGCTGACTACTTTATCTTTACTGTCTTTGTAGCCGGGTGTTCCTGCCTTCACGGCTGGAAATGAATACTTTAAGCGAATAAACTCAGGTGCTTTCTTGTCATTAGTTAGCACCTCTGTAATTCTCAATGCTGGATTCGCTAACTCAGCCTCCAAACAAAAGTCTAATAATTCTGCAAATTCAGAGTTTGCATTGCCTGCGTTCCCTGCTCCAGAACCGTCTGAAAGAACTGTTTCAGGTGTTGCATTGCTTTTAGCTGTCGCCATATCTCTTCTCGCTCTTCTCTCGTTAGTTCTGAATTATTCAGCCAATTGTCATAATAAAGGTTGTCCAGGTGCTTGAACGCTTCCTGGAATAAGGGGCTGTTGACCAGCGCCTCCGCTTGCTGCTTGCGGTATATTAGCTCTTGCGTAGAGTCCATTGTTAGCCTGCTGTCCAAGAATTACTTTGTGGTTGATTTCTTCGTTCATTAGCCCGTATTTGGCGGCTAATTCCTCACGCTTCATCTGTATATCAGCTTCCAGTTTTTGCTGATCTTGGGTGATCTTCGCTTCTGTCTTGAGACGCTCAATCTCCATCATCGCTTTAGCTGTTTCAATCTGTGGATCGGGCTTTGACTCTGGGGGTGGTTGAGTGGCTGGATCGGTGAAGTATTGCTCAGGGTTACTAAAGCCCAATGTCTCAGCGAGCTTAACACCTGCCTTGTAGACATTATCCGGCTTGACAACACCAGAGGCGGCTGCTTGCCCCATTGCTGCGCCCAAAGCCGTCAAGTTCTGAATAATTTGATCTTTGTTGCCGGTGCCAAGCCCGACATTCACATTCAAGTGAAACTGGTTCTTCCACTCACGCGGATCAATGTCTATCCAGCCGCCTGTAGCCTTGATTCGCTCGGCTTTATCTTGATACTTGGAGACTAACTCCAGAATCTTGATAAATAGGCTCTTAACACCATTTTCAGCGAAATTACGAGCAATCAGCTCAATACGCATGTCAGCACGATTCGTGACAATGTTCATGCCTGTTGCGGTGTGATTAACCGCGTTCATGTTACCGCCCTGAGTTTCTGCGGTGAAGCCAGTTCGGTTGCCTCGTTGTGTGTCGACATAATCAAGCATCGACATCGCTGACGTTAGATCGCCACCACCTGCCTGCATAGGACCAACAGCGCCCGGTGATTTAACGCGAACAATACCGCCAGGACGTGACGTTAATAGATCGTCAAGATTAACCTGACCTTCTAATGCCCATGTCCTGCCGTTGACTGTTAAGTACAAGTTATCAATCAAGGCACGCATTAAAGAAGTCTTGGTGCGCTGTGCTTCCATTGCCAAATCTGCAACAGATAAGCCAAAGAACTGGTGAGGGATTGGGATCGGTGTTAGTGAGATAAACGGTTGCCCATCACACTCAACATTCTCAAGTATCTGATTACCGGCACGAACGACCTTGCGCCATTCTTGTATGCCATCACCGTCATAATCTACCTTTAAGTAGCACTCTGTCACCCAGACCACACGAGAAGCAGGATCGCCATTCTCCATGTTGCCACGCCCACCCAGATACGGTGATTCATCATTCTGCATCTTCCGAGAAACTCGCTCAGAGCCAAAAGCCCCGTCATTCTCATCAGAGCTTATGTTATCAACATTGTCGTAGCCAGCCTCTTTCAGCTCGCCTATGGTGCGTTCGAATCGGTGCGCTACAAAAGGGGAATCTTCGCAGTTCTTAGCCCTTCGTGAGATAAGGAATTCTTCAGGTGGTACGTTCTCGATGCAGCAGTAGCCTTTATCAACGACACGCTTGACAGATATATCATGTAACTGTTGACCAGTCAGTTGATCTGGGTAGGCTGTATGCTCGATAGGCTCAACGTGCTTGTCTTGCAACAACATGCCAAGTTCAATATCATCAA